CGGCCGTTTTGGCATCGGCACCTCCGCGCCAACTTCTACTTTGACACTTACGGGATCCTTTTCGCGATCCATTACTACCATCACCGGCGCAAGCAATGCTATTGGGGTGTCTCACTCCACTGTACTCATGGATGCATCATCTGGCAATTGCAAAGCTCAGCTTCCCACAGCTGTTGGGATCAAGGGGCGCCTTTACACCTTTAAGCGAATTGATGGCTCGGGCAATCAGTGTATTGTTGCAGTTAACGGGAGCGAAACCGTCGACGGCATGTCCGGCGATATTCCCATAGACACTCAATATAATTCGCTCACTATTCAAAGCAACGGCAGTATATGGTTTATTGTGGCAGAAGTTGTCTACGACTAAAAAATCATAAATTACATCTATTAGTCATTTCCAGATCCTAAACACTATTTATTTGTGATAAGTTATCTGATTTGGAGTAATTCTATGTCTTCACTACTAGAAGAGGCGATCGTAGACGCCACAGCCCTGAAGGAAGCCGCGCTTAAAAACGCTGAGCATGCCGTATTGGAAAAGTATTCTGGCGAGGTTAAGGACGCCCTTAAAACCCTTTTGGAGCAGGACGACAGCCTGACCACGGAAGACGCCGGTGAAGCCGACATGAGTTTTACTGAGTCCGTTCCCTATGCTTTCCAGACTGAAGAGTTGAACGAAGCAGCTGAGGATGAGATTATTGAAATCAATTTTGATCAGCTCAAGGCACGCATTGAAGAGGAAGAGGACGCCGGCGAGGAAGTCGGCCATGAGGACCTCACTGATGCCCTGGACATGGCAGATGCCCTCGAAGAAGATGGTTACATCACAAACACGATGTTGGACAATGACGCTGAAGAAGATGCAGCCAGTCTTGCTGGTGGTATGGACCGTGAAGAGCTTGAGGAAGATGAGGACATCGCTCTGTCTGAAGAGATGCTCTCTGACCTTATCGAAGAGTTGGTTGTCGACATGGTGCCACGCCCGCAGGGATGGTCGTCCGTTAACTCGGCAAACAACAGCATTGAGCAGGCCAACAACGATGCCATGGCCGCCGCCCAGGATGCTCACCTGGAAGAGGAAGAAGAAATCGAAGAGGACGCCTCCACCGCATCGGATGTGGTCCCCGATATCACTCTCTACGAGACACGCGTCTCCGAACTTACAGAATCTAATAGGGAGCTTCGTGCTCTCTTGATAGAGTCCAAGTCCCAGCTGACACAGCTGAACCTGGACAACGCCAAGCTTGTTTATCAAAACAAGGCACTTAGCAGCGCCTCCTTGAATGAGCGACAAAAGAATCAAATTGTCGAAGCTGTTCAATCTGCCAATTCTGTTGAAGAAGCCAGTATGATCTTTGAAACAATTCAAAACGCAGTGGGGGCGCCGACTGATCATCGCACTCGCCCACAGACACTTCGTGAAGCTGTTACAAGACCTACATCGCTTTTGATCAATTCTAAGAGAAACAACACGGCTACAAAAGATCCTAAATTGGATCGTATGCTGCGTTTAGCAGGTTTAAACAAACAATAACATACTAGGAGGTTATATAAACATGTCTATTGTACAGAAATTAACCGAAGGTATCGTCAACCGCGACCTCGCGAAGGAAGGGGCTGCACTTATTTCTAAGTGGGAGCAGACCGGACTTCTCGAGGGCATCACAGACGATACAGCTCGGAATGGTATGGCCCGTCTGCTTGAGAACCAGGCGAAAGAGCTTCTCCGTGAGAACTCGACTATGGCCAGTGGCGACGTTGAAGGCTTTGCAGCCGTCGCTTTCCCTCTCGTTCGCCGTGTCTTCGGCGCCCTGATCGCTAACGATCTCGTCAGCGTTCAGCCTATGAGTCTCCCATCGGGACTCATCTTCTTCCTTGACTTCACTTTTGGTGGTGTTTTCGAGGAGTCTGGCCAGAACACTGAGCCCCGACTTGGATTCACCTTTGGTAAGTCCCTCTACGGTGGCGACGTTGTTGGTGCTCAGATCACCGGTGGTGTGGACCTTGCTGGTCTCGCCGGTACTGACGCCGGTGGTCCGTACAACTTGCGTAACGGTTACTCCTCGCCTACAGGAAGCCACGGCGTTTCGGCTGTTGTTTTCTCGGGTACCCTGGGTGACGGCGGCACGTGGTCGGAGCTGGCCCTAGAGAAGACGCCTGCTGCAGGCCTTCTCCCGCAGAGCCAGGTCAACAAGATCTTGCGTTTCGACCCTGATCTCGTTTCCGGTTCTACCTTCGCCATTATCGCCACTACATGGGCCGATGCCGACCAGATGAACTTTAAGGATCTGGTGGCAGTTTCTCTCACCGCTTCGAACAGCGCTGCAGAGACCATGGTGCACCGCCTCTCGGTGGTCAGTGCGTCGAATGACGGAACAGTCGTTTCCCCAGTTGACAATGGCGCTGGTGTTTGTCACCACGTTATCGTTTCCTCGACCAGGACAGCCGACAAGCTTTCGGGCTCCATCGCTTCCAACTACGAGCTTACATACCCACAGACGGATAACTTCCGTAACGTCGGTACTGCTCTTGGTGCCATTGAGGGTACAGACAGTTGGGGACTCGAAGGCAATGACGCAATCCCAGAGATCGACATTAAGGTCGATTCCGTGGCCGTCACAGCCGTCACCAAGAAGCTCAAGGCTAAGTGGACCCCAGAGTTAGGACAAGATCTTAACGCTTACCACAACCTTGACGCTGAGGTCGAGCTTACTCAGATCCTTTCTGAGCAGATTGCCCTTGAGATTGATCGTGAGATCCTTGAGGACCTCGTTGCTGGCGCTCGCGCCGGTACACGCTACTGGTCGCGTCACCCAGGTCAGTTCCTGAACCGTGAGACAGGTGCTGTCTCTTCGGTCACCCAGGACTTCACTGGTAACGTGAGCGAGTGGTACGAGACCCTCATCGAGACCATCAATGATGTCTCGGCTCAGATCCACCGTAAGACTCTTCGCGGAGCAGCTAACTTCATCGTCTGCGGACCTGAAATTGCTAACCTGCTTGAGTTCACGGCTGGCTTCCGTGCCAATGTGACTGCTGATAGCGACCGCGGTGACGCGGGTGCTGTTAAGGTTGGTTCCCTTTCGAAGAAGTTCGACGTCATCGTCGATCCGTACTTCCTCCGTAACGTGATCCTTGTGGGTCGCCGTGGAAGTAGCTTCCTTGAGAGTGGCTATGTGTACGCACCTTATGTGCCACTGCAGACCACACCTACGATCTTCGGTGTCGAGGACTTCGTGCCTCGTAAGGGTGTCATGACCCGTTACGCCAAGAAGATGGTGCGTCCAGATATGTATGGACTGGTCATCTGCCGAGGTCTTGAAGATTAATCAAGACTGACGTAAGGTCAAAATAGTTAAAGCCCCGTCTCTTTTTGAGGCGGGGCTTTCTATTTATTACTAGACAACCGAGGATCTCACATGGCCGTACCAACTCTCAGCCCCGCATCAACATCAAATACGAATGTTCTTCCTGCGACCGGAAGCACAAAAAACGTGGCAGCCACGCTCCCTTTCGGAATATACTCCTCAGTAGCGTTCCTGTCAGGCGCTGCAGACCAGGTGGCTTACACTTACAAGAAGCTGGGCGGCGATGTCCTCGACATTGAATTGACTGAGGGAAATGTATATTCAGCCTATGAAGAGGCCGTTCTAGAATATTCTTACATTGTCAATCTTCATCAGACTAAAAACAGCCTTTCCGATTTCTTAGGCGCCCCCACAGCCTCATTTGATCAAGACGGTCAGATTGTCTCAGGAGACTCTCTATCCGGGTCCAATGTGGAACTCGCGTACCCACGCTTTGATTATGGGTATGTCCGACGAGTATCCGAGGGGATCTCCACTGAAGCAAACATGGGAGGCACCACTCCTATCTATTCAGGCAGTATCACCACCATAGCAGGCACTCAAGATTATGATCTCCAAACGCTGCTTTCTGCCTCGTCTCTTACAGAGACTAAGGCTGCTTATTATAAGCGAATCCAGGATAAACGGATTATTGTACGCAAGGTGTTCTTCAAGACTCCTCGCTCCATGTGGCGTTTCTATGGATACTATGGTGGTTTTTCCGTGGTAGGAAACCTCCGAACCTATGGTCAGTATGCAGACGACTCCACCTTTGAGATTGTCCCCACGTGGCAGAACAAACTCCAGGCCATGGCCTATGAAGATGCTCTTTGGACTCGCATTTCGCACTATTCCTACGAACTGCAAGACAATAAGCTGCGCTTGTTCCCGCGGCCAGATGTGACAAGTCCCGACAAATTCTGGATTCAGTTCTCAATCGAGAATGATTATGAGCCTTGGGAAAAGAACCCACGCGGCAATACAGGTGTCCAGGGCGTGAACAACATGAACACGGTACCCTTTCAGAATATTCCTTATAAAAACATTAACTCTATTGGTAAACAATGGATCCGTCGCTTTGCTTTGGCTCTTACAAAAGAGATGCTTGGTCAGATTCGAGGCAAGTTTGCTGTGGTGCCTATTCCCGGAGAGTCGGTAACACTTAACCATGCAGCCCTCCTTTCTGAAGCGAAGAGCGAACAAGATGGCCTTCGTGATGAACTGAAGACTATCCTGGATGAACTCACCTACGCTCGCATCGCCGAAGTGGACGCTACACTTCAAGACTCTTCTAAGAAAGTCTTGGAGAATGTACCCGCTGGCATCTACGTAGGGTAAAGCATGCCTACTAAGTTCAAACGCACACAAGAAGAAATCCAGAACGCCTGGAAAGACCGCAACAGTTACATCGGTAACAAGGAGGTCGAAGAGAATCTTCAGGAGATTGAGTTCATGGCTTCGACTCTGGAGACCATCGATGGGGCCATGTTGCGCTTTATTGATGAGGATCTTAACCTTTCGGTAACGACCAACGAGGGGTTCAAGAAGGTGCCCGTTCTTTGGGTGACCGCAGAAAGGGCGTACCAGCTTAAGCACAACAAGGACCTCCGCGACTCGGAAGAGATGCTGATCCTTCCCTTGATGACCGTCAACCGCGCTAGCGTCACCAAGGAGCCCGACTTCCGGGGTAGCGTATATGCGAACATCTATCCCGAA